ATAGAAGGTGGCACGCATTGTGTTGCTACTGGAATGAACTATTTTGTGTTTAATATTCTTAACGTATTACATGCAGAAAAAACTTATGGCATTAGTGTTAAAGATACTGTAGATACTTTTGTTAATCAGCGTCAAGAAAGAATTAATTTATGGGAGAAAAGAGCTAACAGTTCACCAATACTTTCTAACTATTTAAAAGAGAATATCTATAATGACACAACAGATTCCGACTGAGATTTACCCTTTATTTTCGCAGCCTGTGTTTGTCGTTAATAACGACAAAACTCCGCATCAAGATGCTATTGATTTTTTAAAGTCGTTAGACAGTCGTAAAAATTCAGGTGGCAATTTTTCAACCTGGGAAGATAACATACTTGAATTGCCAGAATTTTCTGAAATTAAAAGTCAAATTGTCACAGCGGTAACAGAGTTTACAAATCATATTATGGGGTGGACTACTACTGATTTTTATATTACACAATCGTGGGGTAATGTAAATCCAAAAGATACAACACATCACATACACTATCATTATAACAGTGTTGTTAGTGGAACATTTTATTTACAAACAGGAACAGAAGATCATATTGTATTTTATAACGATCCTAAGCCAATGTTAGACTTTGAAAAGACACATTTCAATATATACAATGCATCCAGTTATAAAGTGCCTGTAAGTACAAACACTATTGCAGTGTTTCCTTCTACTTTAATGCACAGCGTAGATCAAAATAAAGATGATTGGGAGCGAATTAGTATAGCATTTAATGTCTTTGTTAAAGGACCAATAGGATCAAGAGAAGCATTAACATATTTAGAGTTATAATTGATAATGATAAAATTTGATACAGCATTTAATATTAATGGCGGGGCAGGAAGGGTATTGTGTTCAATACCTGCACTAGAACAGTACGAACAAGAAAATCCAGACGATAATTTTATTGTAGTAGTTGATTACGGAACTGAACTTTTTATTTCTCATCCTACACTTCACAAAAGAGTGTACGACTGGCGACATAAAAATTTATTTACAGATATTATTGAAGATATGAATTATTTGCAGCCTGAACCATATCACGTAAGAGAGTATTATACACAACAATGTTCTATTTCTCAAGCGTTTGATATTGCTATTAATAAAAAAGGTATAAGAAATTTGCCTCCGGCAAATTTAATACTTACAAGAGACGAAGATCAAAGTGCAAAAGAAACAATAAAAAATATTAAATCTGATCGTAAAAATAAAAAAACAATTGTTTTTCAGCCTTTTGGAAGGGGTTCTGATTTAGAACCAGATAGAGTAAATCTCGACCCTTACGGAAAATCCTTCTCAATAAATGATGCTGTTAAGATTATCAACAAGTTACAAGAAAAATATACAGTAATTGTTATGGTCGAAAAACAGTTAGATTTTAATGAGTTAGGATGTAAAGACGTACCAGCACAAATACCAAATTTAAATCTACGTCAATGGGCAGGTATAATAAAACATGCCGACTATTTTTTAGGATGCGACAGCGTAGGTCAACACATAGCACACAGTATGAATAAAAAATCAACTGTTATACTAGGAAGTACATTTGCAATTAATGTTACTTACCCAGAATACAAAACATTTGATATAATTGATTTTGGCGAAGGTAAAAAAATGTATAGTCCATTAAGAATGTGTTATGACGAAGTTGCTGATATTAATAATGAACGATTAATGGATTTAGATAACGATAAGTTGTTGTTAATTGTAGATTCAGTTAGTAAAAATATCTGAGGTAATTTATGAAAACAGGTTGGATAGCAGCAATTGCTAGAGGACATAATTCGGGTGTATGCTTACTTAAAGACGGAAAAGTAATTTTTTCTATTGAAGAAGAACGCCTAAGTCGAATTAAGTACGACGGCGGTCCTTATGCATCTATGGTTAAAATTTTAGAATATACAGACAAAATTGATTATTTGTTTATAGCACACACTCAGTCGTTAAAGGACACAGCAGGACAAGTTGATTTTACTGGCGATGACGTTTATACTGGATTAGCAAGAAAATTAGGACTTATCGAACAAAGAGATGTTCCGTATGAGCATCCTCAAGTCATTGATTTAAGCCACATGCACCATAAATTACATTCTGCTTGTGCGTTTTATCGATCAGGATTTGATAAAGCAGTAAGTGTCATTGTAGACGGTGCTGGAACATTTATTCCTATGAATATTAATGGCGAAGACCATATGACATGGGAACTTGAAAGTATTATTAATTGTAATTATCCTGCAAAATTTACTACTCTTTATAAACACCAAGGAGGCAGAGGTCCTTACCTTAGTAAACATATACCTAACATGGCATCTGATGATTTTAACGAACAAGATAGTACACACGAATTATTTTTAGATGATAGTGCAGGCATAGTTAAAGCATACGAAGCAGTAACACAATATTGCGGATGGCAACCAATTGAAGCTGGAAAAACTATGGGGCTATTTCCATATGGTAAACCTAATGATAGAATTCCTCAAATTTACACAGACGGCAATGGTGGTAAATGGAGGACTTCTGATCGTAATGTAATTATTCCTACATACCCTAATGGTGCATTAGTTAACGAAGGAAGATATGAAGAACTGACAACAGACGAATCTGTAAATGACTTAACTTTATTACAAAATAGACGAGATTTAGCATATGCTGTACAAACTCAAAGTCAAGCAGAAGTACTAAGACTTATTCGAAAAGCTGTTGCTATGTCAGGATGTAAAAATGTAGTACTTAGCGGAGGATATGGACTAAACTGTGTTGCTAATTATTGGTATTTAGGACAATTAAAAGACGAAGGTATTAATTTTTATGTAGAACCAATATCTAACGATGCAGGTACAGCAATGGGTGCAGCATTACTAGGATATCATTCACTAACTGACGACAATAACGTTAGAGAGTATGCAGATAGTTTATATTTAGGACCACAATACACTTATACTAATGACGAAATTGTTCTAACAGCAAAAAAATATAATGCAGAAATTCAAACCGTTACTAAGAAAGATGTAGTTGAACTTATGACAGGTAAAGTAACTGGTAATAGAAATATTGTTACTATATTTCAAGGACGTTCAGAAAACGGGCCTAGAGCACTAGGTAACAGAAGTATTATGTATGATGCAACTGATCCGGATGGCAAAGACTTTGTAAACAAAGTAAAACGCCGTGAATATTTCCGTCCATTTGCAGGTAGTATCCTACATGAGTTTGCACACGAATGGTTTGACATGAGGGGTATGGATCAAAGCCCGCACATGATGTACGCTATGAACTGTCAGCCAGGTGTTGCTGAAAAGATTCCTAGTATTATTCATGTAGATGGTACATGTCGTATTCAAACAGTAAAGCGTGAACAAAATCCTCATTACTATGATATAATTAAAGAATTATATGAGCAAACCGGTGTACCTATTGTGTTTAATACTTCGTTTAATCTAGGGGGAGAACCGTTAGTTGAAACCTTAGACGATGCTATACGTACACTTGCTAATAGCGACATTGAGTATCTATATTTGCCAGAATATAACAAACTAATAACAGTTAGGAATATTAATGATTAAACATTTTGAAAACTTTGCACCTACATGGTTACATAATAGAGCAAAGAATCAATTGTTGTCTCCATTAATTGATTGGCATTATCCAGGTTTTGGTGGACATAATATTACACTAGACAAAGCATGTTTTGCTAAACAACCTTTTAATATTGCAACTAACTACGAAGATTGGTCAAATGTAGATTCTTTAATGTATATGTTAGACTGGTGGATTGATGATAACAAAGAATGGTTTCAGTTTGAAGGGTTAAATCGTTGTTTAATTAATTTTTATACCCCTGGGCAAAGTACAGGCTGGCATACAGATCACGAGTCTAGTAATTTTTTTAGTTTATTATACTATGTAAATGAAAGCGACGGTGGCACAATGTTTGAAGATAAAAAAATAATGCATAAAGAAAACAGTGCAATATTATTCAATTCCACTACTCCACATTCTCCTATATTATCTAAAGCGCCAAGGCGCATTAATGTAAATTGGATTATGGGAGGAAAATTGTTATGATAGAAAGATAACTGCCATTAAAATTTAAAAGGAAAGATTAAAAAAACCCGCTTAACGCGGGTTTTTATTATTCAGGATCTGGTGCTGGGGCTTGTTCCCACTTACCACCAATACCGGAACCATCTAATGGACCCGGCGGTGTTGGCCAATCAATTTCTTCTGGGCTTGACATGTTTGCTAGATCATTATCATCTGTTATAGATCTTAAAGCAGCTCTATAAGTAGCCCATGCTGCTTTATCTTCATCAGATAACGGACTGTCGTTCATTTGAGTCCAATCTGTTTTAAATAAACGTTGTTCTCTTGGGCCAAGAATCCAACGGCGAACTTTTTCAGCAACATCAATAGTTTCTACAATCCACTCTCTTTCATATGTACCGTCATCATTTTTAATAATGTTGTCAGTACCTTCCCAGTTTTTATCTGTACCTGTTCCAATAACGTCTGGATCTGGACCATGTGGATGCAGTACTTCAGCATATCCATTTTCTGTTAAAAGTTCAGAAGTGATCTCTTTTGTACCTAAAATATATTCTAGATTTTCAGGAAGTATCATTCCGCTTATTGGATCACCGTTTTCGTCAATTTTTACATACATGTTATAATCTTCCTATATTATTGATCAGCTGTACCTGTTGATGGCCATTCTCGGTTTGGACCCCAAATAATACGGACAGCACCTTTACCACCCCAGCCGCCGCCGTGCGATGTGCCGCCACCGCCGCCACCGCCGCCAAAGCAGCCGCCGCAGCTATATCCGTTTCCTCGCCCGTTTGACCACGGTTCGCCTGGCCTACCACAAGTACCACCAGAACCGCCTTGGCCGCCTGATCCAGTTTGGTGTGAGTATCCTGGGTTACCACATGCTCCGTTAGCTCCTTGACCATAAATGCCGGTGCCGCCACCGCCACCTGTTCCATAAGTCGAACTATGGTGACTTGTAGCACTGCCGCCACCACCATAACAGCCTGTATAACCTGAATTGTTTGTATTTCCTCGGTTGGGGCCGTAGCCAGCGCCGCCGCCTCCGCCTCCAGCGGTGTTTGGATATGCGACTGTGCCGCAGCCGCCGCCTGCATTACCATTAATACTTGCAGTAACAACACAACAACCCGGACAACAACCACATCTGCCGCCACCGCCTATTACACCTGGAAAACAACTATAACCTCCGCCGTTGGCGTTCCAACAGCCACCGCGGCCTACTTTAATTGTATAGCTTTGACCTGGTGTTACAGGAATTCCGTTAGCCCATGCTAATCCTCCTCCGGCTCCGCCGCAAGCTGCCCAGTCATAACGACCGCCGGATCCTGCGCCAATTGCAGCTACGCCTACAGATGTTACACCTGAAGGTGCTGTCCATGTATAAGTATCTTCGCCACCGTTTGTACTACTATTTGATCCAGTATACAATTGTTGACCAATTGGAGGTGTAATTGTTAACTGGTAAGTAAATGTTCTATCAACACTAAATGTATTAGCTGTTGCTCTAATAGTAAAGTTATAGTTATATGTTTGATCTGGAGTATCGCTTGAATTACCTGTAATTGCACCAGTATTGGCATTTAAGGTTGTACCTCCTGGCAAGCTACCAGATACTAAACTATATGTAATTGCTCCTGATCCAACTGTAGCTGTTACTTGTAAACTAATACTGGTCCCGGAAGATATTGTTGCAGATCCTAAATTTGTTGCTGTACTCCAGGTTGGGACAGAGTTTGTTAATGAAACTCCTAGTACAAAGTTAATCTTTTTAATTCCGCTGCCATCGTCTACTTGGATTGGTATAGTATAAGATGATTCTGTAGCAGTCGACAACGAACCGCTTAAAACACCTGCAGAAGTTAATGATAAGCCAATTGGAAGAGTTTCTAGTGCTGTAAAGGTTAATGGAGCACTGGATGCAGAAGTTGCATAACCTTCAGCAACAAGGTCAATATTAATTGAAGAGTTTTTATTATATGTTCCTAAATCGTTATTAGTAGCAATATTTGTTGAACCCCAATATAATCCACCGGTATAACCATCTGATGTTAAAACAGTTCCATCTGATCCAGTTTTATCTGGCAGATTTTCCCAAACTGCATAATAATTAGTTCCGTCTGACTGAACTCCGAGTGTAAACCCGTCTTCAATAACAACCGTATTTGTATCGTTTCCACTAGGACCTTTAAAAAATCCTGATGGTGTTTGCACTGTAACATCACCGCCGGTGTTATTCCAATAGTATGAATTAACTGCAACAAACGAAGCTGGATTTGGTAATATAACTGTGTACGGTGCTGCGCCTGTAAGTTGCACAACCTGTCCACTTTGTAAGTATGTTTCAGTTGTAGCGCCGGTTATTTTTCTAGGTGTGCCGGAACCTGCTCCTGAACTGTTGTTTAACCTTCTTCCCATTTGTGTACTCTCCTAATACTTAATGTTATTTATCTACTTAAACTGAACTAGTTTCAATGCCCATTGCAACTGCAGAGCATGAAGTTGCACTAGATCTAACTACTAAAAGTTTTCCAGCTTGCATTACTATGCCGGTTCTTTCTAATACGTTTTTAGGAAGTATTGTAGCTTCAAATTCAATAAATTCATCGTTAGTAGGTGTTGCTGCGTCACACACTGCAACTCTAACTGTTATAGGGTCAGTACCTCTGTTAACCATGTTAACAGCGGCTACTGTAAATGTATCGACAGGGCAAGTATATAATGTTGTATCTGCGCCTGCACTAAGGTCTGATGTACCTAAAATTCCTGTTGCCATTTTAAATTCTCTCCATTATTTTAAGAAATAGTTCCATGCTTGCGGATATCCATTAATACCCACATTAAAGTTCATCGGTGCAGTAACATCTATTGTAACCCCTGTTGGAGTTGTGATTTCTGTTCCTATTAACTTTACTTGGCCTGCTGTAATACTATTTACATTTAGTGTTGCAGCACCGCCACCAATTTGAGATGTGATATACGTTTTTATCGCTTTCTGCGTTGGAACAACGTTGTCACTATCTGCAGCAAACGTACCGTCTGCTGAGAATTCAGTAATTAAAGCACTTGTGCCTCCTAACTGTACTGAACCTAATTGTAACTCTTGTAGACCGCTGATGTTAAATGCATCAGCATCTAGTGTTGCAATACCTGTTGATTGCTCAACACTAAACAAATCACCAACTCTAAAGTTACCATCTTGGTCTGTTGATGTATAGAATACTCTACCACCACCAGATTCAACAGTTTCTTTAGTTGGATCAGGATCTATTAGAGGTATCCCTGGATAATTTGTATTAGTGAAGTTTCCAGTACCAATGTCTAAGAAGTCGTGTCCTGTTAGACGTACTTGCGAATAACGGAATCTAATATCAAAACTATCACCATGATCCGGTGCATCTGCAATTGTTATGTTTGGACTTACTTGTAGTAGCGCACTATAAGGTCCTGATCCTCTTAGAGTTCTTACAGTTACTAATTTGAAATAAACTCCTGGAATGCTTGCAAATTCTACGTTAGAACCTGGTAGCGGAACATCATCAAGATTTTCAACTTGTATATAAGCGCCAGGTTGATATCTATCAGCATAACCGTCTCCTGTAATACTTACAGCTACAACACTATATGTACTTCCTCTATTAGTCCAAGTAGGCTGTGCTAATACACCGTCACCAATACGTACAGTATGCGGAACATCTATAGTATTACTAGGATCTACTACAGTCATAGTAGGAGGTGTTACATAACCTGATCCTGGATCTGTAATTCTAATTTCAACTATACTTCCGTCTTCAACTCTTGCTCTTGCTTTTGCAAGATTTGCATAGCCGCCCGATGGTGAAGCAGCGAACACAATTCTTGGTTCAATTGAATATGCAGTACTATCATCTAATGTTGACGATATTGCTGCGTTAGTTAAATGATCCCATCCTTGTGAATCGTCGCTCATTTTACGTACAGTTGCAATTTTAGTACCAGAATTGTATGTATCAATATAACCGTATTGTCCAACTCCTAAGCCACTAGTAATATAAATTGCCATTCCTATAAATGCTGCACTTGTATTAGTGTCAGTATTCGAAATTGTAATCGATGTGCTATTACCTGTTTGTGCATAGTTACTTGCAGCTACATATCCAGCACCTCCAAAGTCTCCTTCGCCATCTGCGTCAACATCAGTATTTAAAAGTCTGACTTCGTAAACACCGCCGTTAACTATATTAGCATTATCAACTTCTGCATTAATTCCGTCTCCGGTGACATCAAATACTGTAGCATCGCCTACAACTTGTACATCAAATGTTAAGTTAGCTGCTCCGCCACCGCCAAGATCTGAATCTTGAATTGTAATAGTATCTCCTGGCGAATGTCCTGTACCTCCCTTAACAATTGTAAGGGTGTTTACAAGCCCGCCTGCTTCGATAGTAATATCAAATTCTTGTAGTGTGCCACCACCTGATGAAGTACCTACTACTCCGTTATAGCTTCCAACTGTACGCAATGCATCAGCTGCACCAATATTAGTTACAGTCTTAATTGCCGAAGTTGATGTTGTATAGTTAACGCCAGCATTTAAATACTCTAGTTGAAGTATTTGATCACCGTCTGTAAATACATTTTGTACAATTGCATCAGTTGAGAAGTTATCAACAACACCTGTAATCGGAGTTTCGGTTACATCTACACCTTCAGCTACAGTTCCGTGTTCACCATAAGATGAGTTACCGTTTGTAGCACGAATTTTACCACCTTCTTCTGCTAGATAACCAATATGTCCGTAATACGAGAACACTGATACAAGTTCTGTTCTTGCTAGATTAGTACACCATACACCAATACCGTCACTTAGGACTTGTGTAAAGTCGTTAGCAACAATAGAGTCGTTGCCTCCGGCGTGTAAGTCTCCGTCAATTTTACAACCTACACATCCTGTACCAAATGTTGTTACGTTTTGTACGTACGGAGATTTATTTGTAATCCATGCACGATTGTCATTTGGTCCCCAGCCAGGATCAAGTGATACATAAGCGCCTGCTGTTGGACGTTTGGTTCCGTAACTATTAGCTGCTCCTAATGTACCATTTAAACTAGTAACAGTACAGTTACGCAAGCCTGTTCCGTTTCTCATATAGAACATATCTTCTAGTTCTGAGCCATTGACTGCATTTACATAATATCTTGCTGCTAATTTTGCTTTATAATTACCTGTATAAATTAAATCGTATTGTAATGCATCGATATATCTGTTAACGTCTCTTTCACATGCTGCACTATCGTAATTAGTATTTCCTGGTTGGTTATCTGCAATATATGCTGTAATTTCTGCAACTAAAAATACTCTGTTTGCTTCAATTGCTTCAATTGCTTGTGTATAACCTGTGTCGGTATTTGGCGTATTTGTTCCTGCTAGTGTAGGCGCTGCGCCGTTTGCATTAATATCAAAATCAATTTGGTCATATATATCTTGTATGATGCCGGCTGCGGCTGTTCCAGCGGCTGCACTACCTGCAGGAGTACTAGTTACTTGTACTTCTGTATTACTTACAGATTTTGTAATTCCAATATTTTGTGTAACATCGCTAATAATTGCTTGTAGTCTTGAAATAGCATCTAAGCTAAATGGAACATCTGTTCCTGCAACAAAACTTCCGCCTGCATTAATTCTAGTTGAACGCAATTCGTCGCCAACTACTGCTGTATTTTTTGGAACAATAATTGGAAGTACTTCGTCAAACGAACCAGTTTTAACAAATATTGTACTGTTAACTTGTATTTCTGCAGGAATGCCGGCTGAACTTGCTGCATCTAATGCATTAGTAATAATAGGCACCAATAACTCTATTTGTGCTTGTGCATCTGATTCTTCTATGTAATCTGTATCTTTATATTGAGCAACTGGGGACGGCACACTATTAGTTGTTTGATAGTTAACTGCTGGATCAAAGTTACTTAATACAGCATCCATTACTTCAATCGAATATGTGATTGCTGCTGAAGTTTCACCGTCTTCATCGGCTATTGCTGCAATAAGTGCCCCAGCATTGTCAAAATAAGTTAGAGCTGCTGCTCTTGTTTTTTCATTTCCACCGTGTGTTAAATCCCATATTAATGCATCTACAATTTGCCCAACATCTCTATAACATGTAGCTTTGTTGTATGTAAATGCTCCTGTAAATGGTGCTAAACTGTTAGCAATTTGATAATCAACCCATTCTGTAACCTCTGCTTGAATAAATGTTTTATTCATTTTTAAAAGATATGCTGCATTTGGTCTTAAAGCACCTTTATCAACCTGCTCTGCTGCATATCTTACAGTTTTAAATGGCTGGTCAATAGTTGTACCATATGTAGGTGACGGACTGTCAACACCTTGGTTTGTGTCAACATAGTAGATATGATTTATGCTTCCTAAGTATGTCCACTCCGGAGCATTAGCATCGGAGTTGACTTTTAATACTTGTCCAGGAGTTCCTACAGGTAACCTAGTAGGACCTGCTCCACCATAGAAAACAATATCACCTTCGGTAGTCAATACAGAAACTTCAGGACCGCCCGACATAATATTCCAGTATAGTCCGTTTGTATCTTGATCTGGTCTATTTTGTGCAGCTATTTCGTCCGATGTATGTCCGTCAATACAAACATATGAGTTAACACCATAACTTACTACATCTCCTAATTGATATATAGTTGAGTCGGCCCAAGCCCCTTTCCAAAAGAAACCACTGTTTAACCTTTCCCAGTAAAGTGTATTTGGTGGTTGTTGTCCAAAATGTTCTTGTATACATACATATGTATAACCGTTAAGTCTAACAACATCACCAACTTCGTAGTTTTGAGCAGAGCTGTCATCTCCCCAATCGCCTAAAAATTTAAATCCTGTATTAAATAAGTCCCATTCTACTGGACTTACATTTGGCTTCATTGCTTTATGGTTTGTTTTAGCAACATAGGTGTAACCGCCATAGCTTACTAAATCGCCTGGTTGATAAACTACATCAATATCCCACGAATCTTCAAATTCTAAACCAGGAACAAATATAGCAAATTTACTATCATCAAAAGAATTATAACCGCCACTAGTATGATAATCAGTACATATCCATAGTCCGCCGCCATTTTTTACAACATCATTTACTTTATATCTTGTATCTCTTGCCCAGTCACCTTTGTATTCTATGCCTTTGTGTAAATATTCCCAAGCTGATTGGTTAGCTTCTAAACCTTCTGTTTCAGACACTGCAGAAGTGTGACCTGTGATACAAACATAAAGTTGTCCGCCGTAGCGAGTAACATCGTTTGGCTTATATCTTGTAGATATAGTCCAACTATCTTTCCAATCAAAGCTAGATGAAAATACTTCCCATTTTGCTAAATCTATTTCTAATCCGTCAGTTAAATTATTAGCACTTGTATGTCCTTCTAAACACAAATATACTACTGCACCATACTTAACAAGATCATTTACTTTATATCTTGTAGATACAGTCCAATTTGACTTATAGTCAAATCCTTCTGCAAACAAATCCCATTTCTCTTGGTCATTTTCTAAACCTGATGTTAAACTAGATGCTGATGTATGTTCTAAATTACAAATATAAAGATATCCGCCATACTTAACAATATCGTCTACATAGTACAGTGTATCAATAGCCCAATCGCCTCTCCACTCTTGACCGTCTGACATTTTTTGCCAATTATCAGAACTTTGAGCAAATTGAGCTTGGCTTGTATGTCCTGCTATACAAATGTATGTTGTGCCGCCAGCGCGAACAATATCATCTTTATAGTAAATTGTATTGGTGAGCCAATTGCCCTTCCATACAAATCTAATTCTACCTAATTTAAATTCAGCCATTTGGCACTCCCTTTAGTGTATTTATCACCCGTTAAATATTTCCATGTAATGTAAACATTGCATTGGCTAACATAGATCCTGCAACCCCTGTTCTAAAGTTTACAGTTCGATTTACATTAATTGTGCTGCCGCCGCCGGTGCCAATAGTACTGCCTGTAACAACAATTTCACCTGCTATTAATGTATTTGTAGACACATTAGATGTTCCGCCGCCAAGTCTACTTTCAATATATGTTTTAATTGCTCTCTGTGTAGGAACAATATTATTACTGTTAGCAATAAATGATCCATCTTTAGAAAATTCTCTAATAACAACTTCTGATCCGCCAACAACAATTCCGCCTAATCTTAATTCAGTTAATCCTTCTAATTCAAAATAACTTGCATTGATACTAACAACACCAGTTCTTTGTTGTACTTCAAACAGCTCACCAACTCTAAAGTTACCATCTTGGTCTGTTGATGTATAGAATACTCTACCGCCACCAAACTGTACAACTTCATTGTAAGGTTTTGGTTCGTTAACACCTTCATATCCAAACACATACAATCCTGGATAATTAGTATCTGAACTGTTACCAGTACCAATATCTAAGAAGTCATGACCTGTTAGACGTACTTGTGAATAGCGTTGACGTATAATAATATCAGTACCGTGTACTGGAGATTCATCTCTATCAAGACTTGGTGTTATAGTAAATGTTGTTTCATAGTTTCCTGCAGAACCTGTAGGAGTACCAATCTGAACAATACTATAAGTAACTTCGTCAATTCCGTCAATGATTAAGTTGTCTCCAGGTCCTGGGATTCTATCTAGTCCAGATACCTTTAGTTTATCGCTAATTTGGAAAATATCAGCAAACCCGTCACCTGTAATAGCAATAGTTGCTGTTGCATATTCACTTCCTCTATTTGTATAAATAGGTTGTGGTAATACTCCATTGTTAATTCTTGGTTCAAAAGTAACATCAATAGTATTGTTAGGGTCAACTAACACTATGCCCATTTCATCTGATGCATATCCACTACCTGGGTTATAAATATGGAATTCTTTAATTCTACTAGAATCAACAACTGAACGTATTGTAGGTCTTGAACCTGATTCTAGTACATCAACATTTGATTGTCCTGTTTGGGCTGCAAGGAAAACAGGACCTTTGTTTGACTCGCCTGCTGCTAATACTGCATATGCTCCTGTTCTACTCATTGCTTTTATACTACTATCTTCAAATTCTGTTGTCCAAACATATCCGTCTTGCGAAGTAGAAACTAGATTAGTAGTAGAATTCATTGCTACAAATAATCCTTGACTATATGCTAATTTGTTCCATGTTCCGTTTGTGTTAATATCAACTGAGCTGTTATACCATGTTGTACCGTCAAAACTGTATATTCTTAAATCTGAACCAGTTTGTTGTGCAACAAATCTTCCATTTCCGTATTCAATTTGATTCCAGTTACCATTTGGAACTGTAATATTACTCCAGGATGTTCCGTCTGTTGATGTTGCAAAAGTTACACCATATTTTACTGCAATAAATAATCCTCTTCCGTTAGTAACATCTAAAAATCCTGAACTTGGAAGATTTCCACCTTGTGTCCAAGTATTGCCACTGTCATCGGAATATGCTGTATAGTTTGTACCTCCTGTGCCATTTGATACTAGTACTACTCTGCTAGATGTTTTATCGTATGCACCAGAAACCCATTGACTTGACGCAAATAAAAGTTCATTAACCCATGTATTACCATCTGATGTTCTTGCAATAGAATTAGTTGTACTAGTAGTTTGTAAAAACAATGCTGTTCCTCCAGCACTAATTCCTTTAGTCCAAGTTCCAGCTGGGATAGTTCTATTACTCCATGTTACACCATCATCTGTTGATAATGATCCTTGAGTTCCTCCAGATTGTGCAGCAACCCAAGAATTTCCGCCAAGCCATGCAAATGCTCCAAACGAATTATTAGTGTCTCTATTAGTAACTACAAACGGCGCTTCATCAATTGAAACTCTAGGCTCAATTGAATATCGTGTTGTAGCATTAAGTTGTGATGCAATAGGATAACCTGGATATAAATGTTCCCATCCATTTTTTAAATCACTTTCTCTAGATACAATAAGTTTTTTGCTTAATGAATTATATCCAGTAATTATTCCATATTGTCCTACTCCTGCACCTTGTGTAATTACAATCCTCATTCCTTCAAGTGTTGCAATAGTATTAACATCGGCATTTGATAATGTAATACTAAATTCGTCACCACCTTGTGCATAGTTAACAACCTGTCCATAATTAATACCGCCAGCAGTACTAGAATCACCAGGATCTGTTATTCTTAATTCAGAAATAGCACCTTTTCTATATTCTTCAAAAGTTGCAGTAGCATTTGCTCCCGGTCCACTTATTGTTGCTGATGCTGACGTATATTCTTGTCCAGAATGTGTAAATCCTGCTACAAGAACTTTATCTGTATTTGTTAAAACACTAGCAACTGTTGCTTCGTTTGATCTGTTGTCTACTGTAGCAGTAATAGGAACTTCTGTAGCGTCAAATCCTTCAGCAACTGAACCATATGTTCCATAGGAGTTGTTACCATTTGTACCACGAAGTTTTCCGCCATCTGACGAAAGATATCCTATATGGCAGTAGTATGTGAATACTGAAACAAGTTCTGATAAACCATTATTAGAAGCCCAATAACCAATACCGTCTGATATAATTTGTGTAAAGTCGTTAGCAACAATAGATTTGTTTCCACCATTATGCAAGGAGCCATCAATTCTCATTCCTACACAAGCATTTCCAAATGTTGTTACGTTTTGTACATAAGGTGATTTATTTGTAATCCAAACTGATGTATCATCTGGACCAGTACCTGGATCTAAACTAGCAAATGCTCCAGCAGTAACACGTCTTGTTAAGTATTGATTTGGAGCTGTTAATTCTCCAGATAAACCTTGTAGCGTCATATTCCTTAAACCTGATGCATTTCTTAAATAAAACATATTACTAGTTTCACTACCAATCATAGGCTGAACTATTGTACTTCTTAATTCGTCTCCAACAACTGCAACACTTGCAGGAATAGAGATTGGTAACTCTTCTTCGTAAATTCCTGTTTTTACAAAGATTGTTGCAGGTGCTCTATTTGCTTCATCAGCTAAAATATAATCACATGCGTATTTTATTGATTTAAATGAAGATGTCTGCGTCAAGCCTCTTTCTGGTGAATCAACACCGTCAGTTGATACAAAATAAACTTTCTGGGTAAAATCTTGTTTTGCCCAATCAATTGCACTAGAAGGTGTAACTTTTAATACGTCTCCTGCAATGCCAATATTTAAATTTGCTTCGTCGGTTCCGTCGTGTACTCTAAGGTCTCCTCGTTGTTCTAAAACGTTTCCAGAATTACCTTGGATTAAAATTTCCCAATATGAGCCAGCGCCTGCGACATCTACTTCAGGATCTTGTCCGGTGTGCTGTGCTATTGATCTATATGCTGTTCCTTTAAATAATACAATATCTCTCAAATAATACAGTGTTGTAGAATTCCAATCTCCGACATTTTGATCACCTTGAATAAGTATTTGCCATCCTGCTGATGTATTTGGATATTCTCCCGCTGCATGATCAGTTCTTGCAACATATAAATTACCATTATTTCTTACAACATCACCAGTTTTATATGTAGCAGTAGTTGTCCATTCGCCTTGAATTTTATAAGAAGTTAAAACTACTTCCCAATCACCTGTGTTTTGTGCCAAGCCGTTTGCTGACGGAATACTATTAATGTTATTAGTAAGAGATACATAAATGTAGCCGCCGTATTCAACAATATCACCTACACTATAATGAATATTATTAATCCAAACATTTTCAAAACCTAAACCAGGTATCCATAAGTTCCAGTTTGAATCGTCGGTGGATAACGAGGTAGTACTAGTATGTGTTACATTACATTTCCATAATGAGTTTCCGTATTTTACAATATCATTAATATAATAAATTGTTTCCGCTTGCCAATCAGAACGGTATTCTAAATCTTTTAAAACAATTTCCCAATTTGAAGAATTGTCTTCAAGTAGTAAATTGCTAGTATGTTCTTGTGTGCAGCGATAAACATTACCGCTATATTTTACAATGTCGTTAACAATGTATCTAGTATCTTCTGCATGATCAGATTTCCAATAATCCGAAATTGTAACAATTTTCCATTTAGCTTGATCAACTTCTAGACCTATTATTGTATCTGCCGATGATTGGTGCTTTTCTATACACTCGTAGACGTTTCCATTGTATCTAACAATATCTCCTAAATCATAATATTGTAGGGGAGCCCATGTGCTTAACCAGTTACTAGTAGTTGCATAAATATTCCACTCGTCGATATTTGCAGGAAGCCCTAATTGACTAGCTGGATTTGAAGTGTGTGGCAATGTACACTTATAAACATAGCCGTCATATTTTACTAAATCAAAAGTATCATAGTATGTATTAGGTGCCCAGTCGCCCTTCCAAACTACACCATGTGTCTGCATTTCCCATTTTGGTTGAGCTGCTTGTAAGTCAGAATAGAAACCTGAATCTACAACAGCAGCATCATATTCAACATTAGATGTGTGTCCAGCTATACAAACATAAGTTGATCCACCATAGTAAACTATGTCATCTCTAATGTAAACCTTTTCGCCTTCCCAAGGTCCTAACCATCTAAACTTTAATCGTTCAATTTTAAAAGTATCTGCCATTTTTTTATCCTAATCCGTTAGACGAGTCGCCTTCATCATAAACGTGCTTTTGATTTACACTAAGAACTAATTCGCCGTCATCATTAACATAATAGTAAATGTTTTTATTGTCCCAGCGATATTGTTCATAATTTAAGTTATCATAAACTTTTTCATGGTAAACATCTCTCCCTTCAAAAAAGTTTTGTCCTTCTTGAAATCCTGGAAAGTTTTGATCTGGGTCGCCTGCTTTGTTAATCGTAATACTATCTTCTTTTTTAAGTTGATCAGCTTTTCCTAAAAAAAGTTCACCTTCATTGGTTCTGCGTAATCCGTACCAATAACGATGAGACGTTGCTCCAATTATTGAATCCGGTGTTTCTCCTATATAATAATTACTCATAACATATTCCTTATACAATATCTACATAACTAAACACTGCGTCTAAACTATCATTAGCATCTGCTTGAATTAGTAATCCACATGAAGGAGCAACAATTAATTTTTCTCCTCCGTTGACTGCTTTTAATGTTCCGTTTGGCGGTATCATAGCATCTTTAATGTAATGTGCTGTAACACTTGTATCGTCTTGTATTAACAAGTTTACATATACTGGTTCTTCTGTTAAATTTGTCAATGATGCACCAATTACAGTTGATTGCGTTGCTGCATTATTTTCTATTACTAAAATAGGAACTGTTCCTACATCTTTAATAGCTTTATTTCTAAATAACGTTGCCATATCTTTATCCTAATACTAACACATATTCTAATGCAAGTTCTTCAGCTCTAGCTACTGAGATACCTGCTGCTTGACCTGCTACTGATCCCCACGTTGTACCATCAAACACTTCTAAGAAACTTTGCTGTGTATTCCATCTTATCATTCCGGTTTCTCTATATCCAAAACCAGGTCTTTCTGCGTCAACGCCGGAAGGAACAACAAACCCGTCTGTTCCAGTTATTTTAACATAGCCGTTTCCGGTATTACCAAGAAGTGTTATACCGTCTATAGTTCTATTTATTATAGTATTGTCTTTAAACGCCAATTCATCTATTACTACACTACCTGTTCCATCAGCATCTAATATTAAATCAGTATTAGCTGTTGTAGTTTCGATTGTGTTTCCGTCTATTGCAATATCATCAACTTCTATTCTATCAGATCTTAATCTTGTTGAATCAATATCAGCTACTAACGAATTAGCTGAATAAAATCTGATAGTATCATCGTTTGCACCAGGTGTCAACTCTGCTGTAATATATGTGTCTAAATCTAGATCATAAACGCCGTTTAGTGCAATCCAATTACCATCATAACCTTCAAACAAGTTTGTATCTGTGTTATAACGAATCATTCCTGTTACAGGAGTTCCAGGACGCTCTAATGTTGTACCTTTTGGCAGATTTAGTGCGCCTGTTGAATCAACATTTACAGTTCCGCTTGCTGCTACTAAATTAATTTCTCCACTTAAACTTTCAATAGTATTACCACTAATTCTTAAGTTACCAGTATCAATTCTTTCACCTGTAATAACCGTGGTACTTGAATTTGTTGTAATAGATACACCATTTGTAGTTGCAATGTTAACATCACTTGAACTAAAAGTTACAGATCCTGTTTGCTGATCAACATGAAATAAATCTCCAACTCTAAAGTCACCTTGTTGATCAACTGTATTATATCTAACTTTTGCTTCGTTAAGTTCAACTACTTCGTTTGCTTGAACAACAGTATTTGGATTATTTGTTGTTTCTTTACCGTTACCAATATATGCCATATTATGTCCAATAGCATACATAATAACACCAGGACCGTCGCCATATAATCCGTAATTTCCGTAAACACTTGCTGATCCAAGTAATCTAACTTCAGCACCAAAATCTTTTAAATCGTAATTTACTATTTCTGTTGCGCTTGCTGCGCCTGCTGTTATACTTTGAGGAGTTGTGTCAAAACCAATAAGACTATCAAATGATCCGTTTATTGCAATAATATCTCCGTCAACACTATCAATAGTTGCAGTATATACAGTTGAATTATCAGTTGATGTAAATGTTATTGTTTGTCCTGCACTAAATGTTCCTGATATTCCTGCAAGTTTAACATATGTTTTTCCTGCATTTTTTAATCCTGCAGAACCATCAAATGCATAAATGGATCTATCTGCAAAATATGTAAAACTATTAAGCCATTCTATTCTAACACCATTAGTAAGTGTAATAGCATCAACACCCGGTGTAATAAATGTTACTGCATGAAATAATACACTTGCTTCTCTTGAATCTACATGAGCAAGACTTCCGTCTAAGTATGCACCTTTACCTGCATCAGCAGTATTAAACCCTCTAGGATCAGTTCCACTAGTTACTGAGCCTTGAGTAATAACACTAACATTTCTAATATATGGTGATCTAGTTGTTACTTTAAAATTATTTGCTAGTTTAAATGCATAACCTGTATCATTAATAGCATTATAAAAATAATTTTTAATAGTTATATCCTCAATAGTAACTTCGCCATTTAATAAAAATGCATCGTTAGTTTGTGTTCCTATTGTAGGAGAAATGTTAACACTTCTCAAACTGTGTCCGCGAATAGTTACTCCTGCCGGAACTGTTATCGGAAATATTTCGGCGAAATTACCTGGATATATGTGTACAGTATCACCAGCTTGCGCATTTTCTACTGCATACTTAATTGAACCATACGGATCATTTGGATGATCACCTGAATATGTATCGTCGCCATTTTCAGCAACATACCAAATGTTACCTTGACGTAGTGCCAAATCAATGCCGTCGACAGAAACATTAGTAGTATTGATACTTCCTGCATAAAGGGTGTTAGTCCATGTATCATTCCATTGCTTGCCGTTGTTAACATTTGGATCACTACCTAAAGAATAAGTGTTTGATAAATCTGGAATTATGTCAGAAGTAATTTCTGCATTAAATGTAACATTGTCTGTATCTGCATCACCAATTGTAATGTTACCATTTGCTGTAATACTTCCTGTAGCAACAATATTTCCATTAACTTGGGTGTTAGCAAATATTTCTACTTGGCCCGATCCTGACGGCGATAATTCTAAATTTTCATCAGATACGTTAGTACTAATAACATTATTTTCAATATCGATACTATCAACGTTTAATTTGTTTTGGTAAACAACTGTGTCATTTGTACCTAATTGTAGTATTGGATTACTTGTTTCAATGGTGTTACCAGAAATTGTAATATCTGCAATATTTGCAATATTACCTACAATTAATCCTGTACTTCTAGTAGTTCCATTAACATCTAAATCGTATTGAGGTGTGCTAGTGTTTATACCGACACGTGGGTTTGTGTCGTCAGGCTTGCTAACTTTTAGATACAATAGGTCATTCTCAAAAGCCAGATCTACCCCATTTCGAAGCAGATTGGATTTTAAGAGCGGACCACTAATTCGACCAAGTGCCATCTCTTCTCCTCAACACGGGGATCCCGTCCCTCTAGCCTAAATTTTCAGCTCTCGCTCTTTGCTGGCTAACCACAGTTTGACCCTGCAGATATTGGTCTTATGCTGCATTAATAGTATTTATCGTTTTATGGAATTATCCTAATACAAGGACATATAAATTGAGGAATTCTTGCATATCAGCTTCAGTTGCACCTTCGCTATCTTCGATAACATTAACCCATGCAGTTCCGCTCCATATTTCTAATGAATCAACATCGCTGTTAAAACGTACTGTACCAACTTCTGGATTTTGGTGTCTGTTAGATGAATCTCCTGCAGGAATAACTAATCCTCCAGTAGTATTAAATTTTAAATATCCTTGACCAGTGTGAGAAAAATTTAATTGCCCAGTTGACACGTCAATTGAGCTTGCTGATATAATAATGTTATCTATAGTTACATTTTCATTAACACTATTTGGAATTAATAGATCTGTGTTTGCAGTTGATGATTTTATTATATTATTATTAATATTAACATCATCAATTTGTACACTGTTAAATTGAAGTGTTCCTGGAACAAGCCTACCCATTTCGGTAGCTCCAGCAGTAAAAATTAAGTTGTCATCTAAACTTTGATCAGCTGTTATACTAGTTAATCGATCTTGGCTGAAAATTCCATTAAAGGTTACATTTGACTCACCGTAACCTTCGTATATATTAAAGTCGGTATTCCATCTAATATCACCATCTGTTTCTTTACGTTTGCCAGTGTCGCCTTTAGGTATTATAAATTTATCATTTGTTGATATTAAAAACTCTGTTGAATCAGGATGCCAAATTAAATCTCCATCTACTGTAGATATTGTATTTCCACTAAAGCGAATATTTCCTGTACTAATTCTCTCACCGTCGATGTATGTTATATTTCCATTAGTATTAATATATATTGCACTGACGTCTTGTAAACTTACTTCACCAATATTCAAACTAGTTGTTCCATCTTCAAAATTAACAAAGAATGCATCACCTACACGAAATGCCCCTGCATGATCTGTTGTTACATAATATATTTTTCCGTTGTTTAATTCTACTGTTTCTTGATCTTGTAGTGCTAAACTTGGGTCGTTTCTTGTATCAACACCTGAACCAATGTATGCAAAGTTATGTTGTATTAGATACATTAATGTGTCTGCACCATTTGCTACTGCACCGTAATTACCATATATGTTTGCACTATTAATACTTCTTAATTCTGAACCATATCGAACACCGTTATCTCCTAAACTAGAAGTACCTTGTTCTGCCTTTAGTCCTACTGTTGCGTAATATGTAAAACAGTTTAACCATTCAACTCTAACACCGTTTGTCATTATGATACAATCGACACCTGGTGTAATAAAGGTACAGCTATGAAATAACATACTACCTTCTAGTGTAGCACTATCTAATACGCTGCCGTCAATATATGCGCCACCACCCGGAACTGTGCCGGTGGTTCCTAAGAGACCATCTAGTATATCTGTCGCTTCTGTACTACCACTTCCGCCGTCAAAAGTATCTGTAATTGTGCCGCCTGCGGCATCGCCAGCATCGTAAATATCTGTTACAGGTGCGTATGTAAAACTACCTTGTGTAATTACAGTTACGTTTCTAATGTATGGAGATCTTTCTGATATAATTGCTCCGTTTTGAAATACAAATGCATATCCTGGTGCATAAAAATCTTTAATAGTTATATTTTCTATAGTAGTATTGTGTGTTAATTCAAATGCATTATTAGTACTAGTTGCATTTGTTGGTTTAACTATAACATTTCTTAAATCTTCTCCGCTAATTGAAACATTTTCAGGTACAACTAATGGAAAGGCTTCTTCATATTCTCCTGGAAATATATGTATCGTAACAGGGCCGCCGCTACTAGCATCAACAACATCAAGTGCATGTTCTAATGTGCGAAATGCACCATGTTGGTGATCACCAACATTTGTGTTATCACCAAGTGTACTAACATAAAATACATTTCCTTGTCTTCTAGATAAGCTAATTTCGTCTGCTAACAATTCTTCTGCATTTACTGTTTCGCCATGTGCTTGATTAGTATAAAGTGCTTGCCATTTTTTAGTTTGAGATCCTAAGTTATAAAGTCCAGTAACATCTGGAATAATATCACTGTTTACATCAGATTCAAATGTTACAGAATCTGTGTCGTCGTCGCCTAAAGTTAAATTGCCACCAAATGTTATGTCTCCAGTAGCATGTATGTCTCCCCAGTTTTTCCAATTACTATTAATAATTAACTGCCCATTACCGTTAGGTCTAATCTCTAAGTTAGATCCGTCGGTTGTTGAAATTGTATTATCGTTTATTCTAAGATTTTGTGTTTCTAGTGTAGAAACAACTATCTCGTCTGCTGAATTAAAATTTAAATTTCCAAGAACTGCTGTTATACTATTATTATTAATTTCAATATTTGGAGAAACATTTAAATATGACGCTTCTAAATTAGTAGTTCCAAGTTGTGCGTTAACATCTAGTGTGCTATTAGGAGCGTTAGTATTAACACCAATTCCAATGTTTGCTGAACCTATATCAGGTTCTTGGTAGTTTGGATCGCCATCGTCAAATTCAGGACCCGAAGCAAATGGTGGATCTCTATTAGGATCTACTTTTAAATATATTAGGTCAGATTCAAATGCAAGATCAATGCCTTGTCTTAAAAGATTATCTTTTAATACTGCGCCGGATATTCTACCTACTTGTGCCACTCATGTCTCCTTTGACAATTGTATTTATTTGTCAAAGTTATGAAGTACAGTTACAGGTTTTCCAAATGGGACTGGTGTTCCAAAGCGGATATACCATCCGTCTGGTTGTTGAAAAATTGTATAATTTGTTTCTGCAATTTGAAAAACATTTTCAACAAATACTAAAATATTTTGTGATGCAATAGGACCTGTAAAGTTAGGATCTCCACTATTTAACGGCCCAAAATCTGTATTTGACGAATCTCCGTTTCCTAAATTTTGTTGTACAATTCCAGGATTTCTGTTTGGTTCTTTAAATCTAATATTGCGCCATGCTCCGTTCTGTCTAACTTCAAACTCTTCGTTATCTGTATTATAACGCATCATTCCGTCTACTAGTGCTTGAGGACGTTCAGCTGTTGTGCCTTTTGGAACTATAACTACATTTGTTGAATCTAAAATAACTTCGTCAGTTGTACTATAGTGTACACCTTTGCCAGCTAAATTACTTCTACTTGTAGTTTGTCTTTTAATATATCTCATGTTATACTTCCATATAGCTTATAGTTGCACTTAAGACCGTTGGCGATTCTCCTAGAAATACAATAGTATCTCCTTCACTTAAAACTATTCTTTCGCTATCAAAACTAAATGTTTCACTTGCAGGCATCGGTAAGTCTCTAACAACCATATTAATTAAACTTTTAGGTTCACCAGCTTTTACTAAATGCATATCAAATCTAGTAGTGCCGTGTTCTTCATGACCTGTGTTTACAGCTTCATTATTACAAACAAATATATTTGTAATTGCATAACGTTTTCCAATTGGCACAGTTAGTAATGTTGTATCTGTTGCGTTAATTAATCCATTTACAATAGCCATTATATCTCCAAATAACTTACTGTTGCAGATAATGTATTAATTGAGCCGGCGACTGCAATAACATCGCCTTCTTCTAAAATTAATTTTTCGCTATCAAAACTATAACTTTCACCTGCTAATAATTCTAAATCTTTTATAACTCTATTATTATCGGCAATTGCGTTAGTTACAGAACCAGCTGATATTACTTCGCTTGATGGTATTAAATGTAAATCAAACTCGCCTGCATTGAGAGTTGGGTTTACAGGATCAACAATTGCTGTATTACATACAATAACTGTTGTTACAGCATATTGTTCTCCAGCAGGCACAGTTAATAAAGAATCAACAATTCTGTTAAAACTTCCGTCTAGCCCGCTAAAATTTATATTCTCAATTGCCATTAAAATAAATCCTTAAAAAATCATTCCATACACTAATGATCTATTATTACTTATAAGTTCGTCTCTAGTATTGTTGCCATTAGCGAAAAATATTCCTGTGCCGCCAGTATTTTGATTTGCAATATAAATCTTTACTCCGCTATCTGGAAACGAAGGTGCAAATGTTAAAGGATCTAAAGGATCAGTATCGATTCCCGGAACACTTGTAAGTTCTAAAGTATCTTTAACTACAACAGAACCTGTACCTGGTGCGGACAAAACTAAATCTTCGTTTGACGCTATAGTTTCGATCATTGTTCCAGTAATTCTAATATCAGTTAGATCAAGTCTATCATCATAAAATTCTGCAACTGTTGAGTTATCTATATTAATTTGAACTAAACTGTCGTTGCCTGTTGTTTCATTATCTAAAACTTTAACAGTAGAAGGATCAACAGATCCGTCACCAATTTGTGTTAAAAACACTGTAGCAAACGCAGTTAAGATAGCATCATCTACATATTTTTTATTTGTAATGTCGTCATCGTCTGTAACATTTTGTTCGTAGTTAGTAGTTCCTGATACAGAAATTACATTACTGCCTGTATTAACTAATAAATTTTCGCCGCCTGTAGTGATCGAGTTGGTTTGAATACTAACTAATGATCCTGCATCAGCTGCACCTTGTCTAAATACAAATCCGTTTGTATTTTCGTCATACACAAACCAAACATCATTAGTTGTACCAGTTCCTCGATTTATTTGTAGTCCTGATTGATCTAGTGTAATACCAGGTCCTGGATCGCCGTCATTAAGAACAATAATATTATCCTTAACAACCATAGTTTCAGATTCTACAATAGTCTGATTTCCTAGAACCTCTAAGTCTCCAGTGATAACAACTTTACCTTGTTGGTCGTCATTAGAATTTCCGTTAGGATTAGTGTCTAAGGTAATAGTTTGACCTTGTGCAACTATAATTTTATATCCACCGGATGGTACTTTTACATACTTTGACATTCTTAAATTCCTAATAATAATGTAGGGGATTTCTCCCCTACACTACAAGTCTTACTCTACATCGCCTTCAATGTTAGTTGCGTTTGTTAATGCATCATCATCACCTGCTTCTTCAATCTCAGCTACATCACCTGTACCTGTGAAGTCCCAAGCAGTTGTAGAACCGTTGTCCATTGTTGCTTTACGTGCAGCAATCTTAATTACTTGACGTGCTGTTCCGCCGTCATCAACTGTAATTGACATCTGTCCTGCTGTTAGTGCTGCTGCCGCTGCATCTGTTAACACACAATCTTTTGTTGCAGTACCGTCTGTGCAACGAAACTTTTTAGATCCTAGTTGCTTAACGATCCAACCTGGAACGCTTGATGTACCATTGTGAAATTGAACTTTGATTTCGTCGCCGCCTGCTGTAGGTGTTCCGAAATATCTTTTATTAAGTGGTCTTCCCATTTGTTTTCTCCTTATTAGAAGTCCGATGCGGGTTCTAGCCGCTACGCTGTGGGTACAGCATAAGTCCGCCTCGCGGCACACTATCTGACACAAGTATTTATCACAAATAGAAAAAGCCCGCACAGTGGCGGGCTTTAAAATAAGGGTGGGTGAAGGACTTGGGTTTACCTCCAACTAAGCGCCTAGATACCTGTCTATGTTACGCCTAGAACCTCAGTTCTGCTTAGTATCGCAGTTAGCATACTCTACGTCTCCGTAGTACATGCCGGGCACTACCCCTAACCAAGTGCGCTTATCCTCTCTAGCCAAGGATTGTTAGCGCCAACCCGTATAACAACGTCTTGTTATATTATTAATATAGCATCAATAAAATA